CCTCTGCCTTTTTTGCTTTGGCTGCAACTGGAGTTGCTGTGGGCTTGGGCTTTTTCTTCTTGAAGAACCCAAAGAAGCCACCCACTTCTTCAGCAATAGCCGTGACCTCTTTAACAGTCTTTTGGGCTGCGGCAACAGTTCCCTTGACCTCTTTATAGAGTTCACAGCCTTTGCGAATGGCTGCGACACAGCCATTTGCCATTGCCAGAAGGGTGAGAGGATCAATGTCTTGCTCCTAGTCTTGTTGCTGTTCCGCAACAGATTGAGTAAGCGTTCTCAAACTACTTGGATTTGTAAACAATTGAGTCACCCGATTTTTTTCACTAACAGGCAAAGCATCAAGCAAATTAGCCGCACTTTGTGGATTTTTCATTGCCTCTGTTAATGTCTTCATGGTTTTTAAGCCAAGTGCTTTCTCATACTCGCTTATAGCTTTATTGCCAGCCGCTGCAAGTACATTTATAAAAGATGGCAAACGGAAAAGTGATGTATTTTGTTTTACAAGTTCAGCAACAGCTTTTTGTCCTTCTGTTGATTGTTCGCTAACAGATATTTGTGTGAGTCGTTTGTTTGCTATGTCACGCAATACTCCCATTGTGCTGTCTGCTAACTCAACTCCAATGTTGTACTTACCTGGGCCAAGAATCTTTTCAACAGTTTCTGGAGACTCGTTTTGCACAAGACGGACAAACTCATCAGGATTGGTTTTATATAAACGCATTGCTTCACCAGTAAGTTTGCGTTGAGAAATTCGTTGCATACCCTTTGTGTAGTCTGCTAAATATTGACGATAGCCTTTGCCACCAGCCTGTTCAATAGCGTCTACCAAAGCAGGGCGAATGTCAGACAAAACGCTTGAAGCAAGATTTCTTTGAGCGCTTGCATCCATGCCTGGGCGCAATTTTGCAATAGCCGCATTAACTGAGTTTTTTCTGATGGCATCTAACGCTCTAGCGTCAATCACGCCACCACTAGCCGTCCATTGCGTTATGTCATCAGCTACGTTCTTAATTGCGCCTTGCAACAAATCATTGCCAGCAAAATTAGGATTGTTTCCTATGGCAGAGATATTTCGTGCAAGTTGACTGCCCTCTAAAGGCTTTATGCCTACTGAACGCAAAGCGTTTGCCGCTTGTTGATTAAATCTAGCCCCTTGACCTAAATCAAGAGAGGCTTGCGCTGCTTTGTCTGACCACTCATTAAACGCTTTTTCAGCTAATTCGTCTGCAAATGTGTATTTAGAAGCGCCAACTGGCAAACCACGCTTAATTAAATCAAGTCGTGCATAGGCTCTTGCAGTATCACCTGCACTAATTAAGTCTTTGACCTTTTGTACTTGTGCCGCCGCCTCTGTGCTAAGTTTTCCAGCAGTTGCTTCATATTCAGCAACTTGTTTACCTAAATTAGCACGACTTAGAGCTTCTTCTCTTTGAGGAGTGGTCATTAAATTTAAGTTCTTTTTAGCTGTTTCAAGAACGCTACGAACTTCTGCCGCATTATTGCCACCAGCAAGTTTTGACAATGCCTTTAATGATTCGTCTTCACCAAATAATTTTACTTTTCTCAAGAATTGTGGGTCACGTTCTAGAGCATTAGTAACCAATGCTTGCCATGTTGGGTTGTTCATGGAGGCAGTAATTTCTGCCACAGATGCGCCTTCAGGAGCATTTTTAAGAATGCTTAACACTTTAGGCAAATCTTGACCTAATGCTTGAGAAGCAATAGATGCAGCCTTTACTTGTGCCGATGATGCTTGTGGCCTTACAAAATCTTTAACTGTTTCAAAACTTGGAAGACCAATTCTTTTTCCTATATCTGACTCTGAAATTTCTTTTACTATTGGAGTAAGCAAACCCCTACCAGTTTCAGTAACTTTTTGTATTACTGGAGCTATAAATGGAGCAAAAGCACGACCACCCGCCTCATAAGTAGCGCCCTCAAGAACATTTTTTACTGGCTCTTCTAATAATTGTGCGCCCTGTCTTGGTTGTTGCCCTCCAAAATAAACATCACCTAATTGCAATGCTTCTTTTGCTATGCCATAACCAAGGCCAGCGCCACCAACAGTTCCTAATGGGCCAAGTGCAGTTCCAAGAATCCCTCCACCTACTGCACCTGCCATTTCCACAGTAGGAGCAACCACATCACGCACACTACGATACATTGTTTGTGCAGAAGTTAAAGGCGGTGTAGCTTGTGTAGCAGGTGTTTGTGTTGCCTTTAATCCAAGCTTAGAGTCAAATTCTGCACGAGGAACATCAGAATAAAACTTTTTATACAACGCATTAGCCAAAACATCATCTGGCAGATCAGCATATTGTGGATACTGATTACGGATTTCGGTTAATGTTGCCATTATCTAATTCCTAGTGGGTCTGATTTAACATTACCTTGATCGCCTTGTGACTTATATTCATAAGTAAGGTCAAAAGTATCTTTAATCCTTCCAGCCGCCGCCCTTGTTTCTTGCGCTGCTTTCTTTAAAGCCGCTTTTAAGTCTGATGCGTTTTGAGTAAGTTTTAATGGCGCAAAAGCATCTCTTAATTGTTGTCCTTCAACATTGGACACATTGCCCAATGCTCCTCCAGTTGGCGAAGAAGCCCTAATATTTTGCAATTCATTAAATCCTCCTCTAGCAACAATGGAGTTATATAAGGCTTCTGCCGCACGAGCCTCTTTGGTAATTGCTGGAGTGCGACCACCAATTAATCCAGTAATACCTTCTAATCCCTTGCTATCTGCCAATGTCTCCAAATCTGTTGCTAGTTTTTCTGCGCTTGTGTTAAAAGACAGTACCGCTGTTTTAGCCTGTGGGTACTTAGCGTTTCGTAACTGTATTTCTTTTGGCGACAATCCTTCAAATCCAGAAACAGGAGTCATGCGATTTGCTAATGCCTCTTCACGAGAAACAAGAATTTGTTTATTTGTTACTGGATCAATAACAGCTACTGGCGCATTTGGACTTTTCAAAGATGCAACTAATCTAGCCAAATCTTTTCTGCCTTCAATGCGTATTTCTTCTTTTTCTTTTTCATCCTTTGCCCGTCTTAAATCTGCTTCTACTTTTGCTTCAATTTTTTCACGACCTAATGTAAGCAATGTATCTCTTTGAGCAGCTTTATCGGCAGTTCCTTGCAATACGGCAAGAACCTTGTCTGGAGAGCCATATTTAGTTACGACTCCAAGAATTTGCTCTTCTGTGGCATTAGGCGGCAATCGAGACAATTCATCCCGCAGATTTCTCTCTTGCTCAATGGACAACTCTGTTTTAGCAGCAGTAGCCAATGATGCTCTTTGTGCCGCTTGTAGTTGACCAGTTCGAGCCATTTCTTGCGTCATCTGGCGACCAATACTTATAGCGCCCAATGCACCTTGAGTATCGCCAACTTGTTGCAAAGCCTGTCCATATTGAGCAAGACCCTCTGGAGTGCTTACATCAAATTGCTTTGCCAAGGCATTGCGTTGGCTAATCAGACGCATCTGAGGGTCTTCTACACCCATCAAACCAGCAAACCCACCAGCGGCACGACCAGCACCAGCTTGGATAGCGGCATTTGCATACTGCATAGGGTCAAGTTGTGCCATAGCAATAGCATCTTTCAACCCCTGACGATTGCGCTCTTCCTGATACATCTCAGGACTAACACCAAACAAACTTCCAACAATATCTGTTGCCATGATTATTCCTTAGAAATTAGCGTCTTTATCATATTTACGGGTATCTGTCCCATAATCTATTGGAAGGCCACCACTGAATAATCCCAACAAATCTGGAAGAGCATTACCAGTAAATTGACCCAAGGCATTGCCAAACTGAGTGTTTCCACCAGCACCAACCAATGCCCTTGACAATGGGTTGAACTGCATAGAAGGCAGTCTAGCAGCAGCCGCCGCAGTGGTTCCTCTGATTCCAAGTTCACCAGCCCTTGCGCCAGAAGTAGAACTCAATTGAGCCAACTGTTGACTCAACGACAAAGGTTGTTGTCCAAGTTGCTCAAGTGATGAACCAACACCAATACCAGTGCTGAATGGAGCATAAGCACCTGTCAAGCCCTGACCATAAGCACCAAGCAAGTTAGCACCCGTACCCATCAAGCCAGCACCAAACTGCACTTGTTGTTGACCAGCTTGCTGTGCGCCAGCAGCCAATTGAGCATCTTGTTGAGCCAAAGCGTTGTAGTACGCTTCCATCTCAGGAGATGCCGCCCGTAGACCTTGACCACCACCTGGGCGCATACCAGTGCCACCAACAGACAAGCCACCACGACCAGTGTTAAACAGTTGGGTTTGTAGTTGAGCCAATTGACGCTCACGGCTAGGAGCAAGCAAATCTTGCTGTCTTGCCATGTAGTCAGCGGCAACCTGTTCTGGAGACTGAGCCAAATACTGTTGACCCAAACCAAACAAACCTTGTGCGCCAGCAGTCAAAGGAGCATAACGACCAGCCGCTTGCTCTGCCTCAGTCAAGCCTTGACCAGTTAAGGCCATGACTCGATCTTGCATTGCCTTGAGTTCTGGAGTTAACTGATAACCAGCACTTGTCAACTGACCAGTTGTAGGATCAACTTGGAATTGGCTTGTGCCAAACCTTGTGGTTGTTCCAATGGGCCTGAACTGAGAGCCACCAACAGCTTGACCAGTTGCCTCAGAAATCATCCTAGCTTGTTCTTCAGCAGCTTTAGCCGTAGTTTGACCAGCCAAAATACCACCAACGCCACTTACAGCACCGCCAAGTAAGTTGCCTAATTGACCTGCTGCGCCACCAAGTTGCAATGATGGTTGCCGACCAGTAACGCCACCCAATAGTCTTTGCAAAAAGCTTTGAGTTGCAGGTTGTTGAGTTCTAGGCGCTGCACCACCACCGCCTTTACCAAGCAATCGTTGAACTTGCCCAATAGTTAGATTTCCATAGCCACTTAGAGCGTTTAAATCGCCTGGAGTTGCAGCAACCTGACTTCCACCAGTTCCACCTGCATACCCATAGGGGTCTTCTGTGTAGTCTGTTGGAGGAGTTCCTGTATAACCATACGGGTCTTCAGCATAATTGAAGTAAGACGGAGTTCCGCTATACCCATACGGGTCTTCTGTGTAATCTGTTGCCATATTTCCTCCAGTATTTCCAGTAATCGGTGTTTGTGGTGTTGGTAAGGGGATATCAAATCCAGATACATCTGGAAAGTCAGTTGTTGTATCAAATGCAGTTGTGTTTGCTGGAATTGTTGACTCATAAGGAGCCAACTGACTCTGCAAATCTTGTTGACCAAGAAGAGCCTGTTCTTCAGTAGGGACAGTTACACCTGAATTTAATGGGTTTGAACTTGATGTTAAGCTATTAATTCCAATGCTTTTAACAGCACCAATAGCCGACTCTTCTAAGTTTTTTCCACCAATCAATCCAGCAACAGTGTTTTGTGCAAGTTGACCAGTAAGCCCACCACCAGCAGAGCCAGCAATGTCAACACCACCAGCACCCAATAGCCCACCTGTTATAGTGTTTTTGGCTATGTTCTCTGCCATCTTTTCGATGGGTACACCCGCAGCAGTTTGGAAGATTGCCGATGAAGCCGCCGCACCCGCTAGACCACCGCCCAACTCAGCCGCCAATGGTGCGCCAAAAATAACTGCCGCATAAGGAGCAAAATCTCTAACTATCTTATTTTGAACATCCCAAAATTTCTTACCTTGAGATTCTCGATAAGTTACTTGCTTTTCAAAGTCTTGAATTGGCGCAACTCGTCCAGTTTTTGGGTCTGTTTGTAAAAATACATAATGCCCACCACCAGCAGTCTCATTTCCTACATCAGCATATTTAATGTCTTCTCTGCCTGGAACATCAAATAGTGCCCCGACTTCTCTACCACTGCCATCTCGCAATGCGTAATATTCTTTGCTTGTTTGATTGCCTTGCCCATCGTCCGATATTTCTTTGCTTTTCTTAATATCGACTGTTGCTTCACCACTTTGAACTGCGGTGTTGATGTTTGACAATCCGCGAGACATTCCCACCCATTGCCGATCAGAAAAGTCTGTACCTTTTAATGGTTGATAGTATTGACCCGTGGCACTTTTATCAGTGTTCTCAACTGTGTAACCACTTCCAGATTTAATGGCGTTTAATGTAATGTCGCCAAAATATCCGCCTTCTTTTTCGTTTCTCAGTTTTGGAATAGTAAATTTTCCATCACCAGTAGCATCAAACTTATATATCTCTAGCGGTTCTCTTGGGACTTCAATTATTGAGCCGTTTTCATCGTAGCTATATGCTTTCCCACCGCCACCCACAAATACAGAACTACCAGCATAATAAGTGGGTAAAGGCTTTAATTCTGTAGTTGATAAAACTCGACCTTTAGGGTCAATGTATGCCCCACCGCTTTGGATTGTCTTGATGACATTTCCAAACCCAGCATTCTTACTAATGAGCGTGTCTAGAGTTGTCATTATGATGCTTTAATGGTTAATGTTTTTATTAAACAGTGCCATTAGCCACAATGTTGCCCAACACAGTCAGGTTGCCTGATGTATCAATCTTCATCACATCTGTTCCTGATGCCCTGATGTACAGAAATGAACCACTCTCAACAAAGCTGAAGTTGGTGAAGGTTCCATCTGCTTTACTGGTAATGGCAGTCTGAATGTTGGTGAACTCAGTATCAATCTCAGTTCCCTTGACAACCTTGCTTGCATTCCCTGGCGACAAAGCATCTTTAGCCGCAAAGTTGGTGGTTTTGGTGTAATTTGCCATGTTTCTTCCTTAAACCAGTTTGCCGTTCTTGGCTTGTATCTCAATCTTTTGAATGCTCACAGGATACCCATTGATCTGCACTTCATAACCCGTCTGCACAGTCTTGCCAGAACCTGATGTTTGACCAACCAAAGTCTGCAAAGAAATGCCATCTGAGTAGTTGGCAACAGGAACACCATTTGCCCCATACTCAGCAGTACCATATTCAGCAACAGTAGACTGCGGAATTTGCAGTGTGGTGGCGTAATACTGACCAGAGAAGTCATATCCCCACTTGATGATAAATCCTTGGCTTGAGCCACCAATTACCACCACAGCAATGCGCTTTAGGATGGATGTGACATTGGCCGCACCCAAGTCAGCATAAGTCGTGAAATACTGGAATCGGTATGTGCTTGTATGGTCAAGGTAAGTCCCATACTTACCTACAAATCCATTCTTGCCAATCAACAAGTCTCCATTGCGTTTAGCAAGGAAAGCAGTTGGCGTAATGGAATCCCAAACAGTTACCCGTGAAGAACCATCTTGCAATGCCGCCTTGGTGTCAAAGCAGTAGGTCTGGGTGGCAGTTGGGAAGTTAATCAGGTAGAAAGCATTTGATTCTGAATAGACTGCCTTGATGTTTGCCAATGTCTCAGCATTCACAATAGTCATCAAGTCATCACGCACATTCTTAGACAAGTCCCGCAAAGGTGCAGACTTCTCCTGAATGGTTCTAAGCAATGACCGCACACCACTGTTTGACAAGAACACCACATCACTGCCTGTGTTGGCAATGGAATCCCTTGCAATGCAACCAATGTTACTGATCGTGTCACTCAAAGACAGGCTTGATGGGGTAGTTGCATTTGCATAAATCAAGACTTGACGCTTGCCAAAGATAAACAAGAATCCATTGTGTGCCGCCAACCCTGTGATCTCATCAGACCCATTGGGCCATACCCGTGAGATGTCCAAAGAACCAGCAGTTCCTGTTGACCAGA